GACGATCCTCGTTACTAATTTTAACGATTGGATCAAGACCCATGAACTACCAAAGTTCAACTTCATCCACTGTGATTTCCCCTACGGCGTCAATGCCGACACTTTCAATCAAGGCGCAGCCCCCGCTCACGGCGGTTATGCTGACACTCCCGAGGTCTGGGACGAATTAATGAACTCTCTCGAGTTCACCACTCGCAACCTCACTACCCAGCAATGTCACCTGATGTTCTGGTTCGCGATGCGGAAGGAGAACCGAAGGCTCTACGAGCCCACAATAGTTCGCCTCGAACAGATGGGCTGGAACATAAATCCTCTCCCTCTAATATGGATGAAATCAGATGGCGCAGGTATCATTCCTGATCCTGAAAGAGGACCCAGGCAAATCTACGAGACTTGTCTCTTTGGATCAAAAGGAGACCGAAAGATTGTTCGAGCTTCTGCAAACGCATACGCGGCACCTTCAGTCCGAGATAAGCATATGTCCGAAAAACCAGAAGCCATGCTCCGATTTTTCTTCGGAATGTTCATTGACGAGAATTCGATCGTTCTCGACCCCACGTGTGGTAGTGGAGCTGCACTGCGAGCGGCTGAGTCAATGGGTGCTAAATTCACTCTTGGGCTTGAACTCGATCCAGAGTTCGCCGATCGAGCCAGAGAAGCGCTAAAGCGTTCACGCGCGCTGAGACGGGCGACGGAGAAAGTGACATGAATACACAAGACCCTGCCCATTTCGACGAACAAGGTGATCTCTGGGTTGTGGTTCAGGTCGCTCAATCTTTTCCCCCTGGAGTCGAAGTCCTCTCCTTTATGTTTTCTTATCCTTCAGGCCCAGCGGCCTATGGTATCGCTGCTACCAAAATGAACCTGACAAAATATATTAAGCACATTGTTCGCGAATCGTATGTGACGGGAGAGTGGAAACCATGACAACTTATATCTGTATAGGTTATCCTCCCGAACCTGGTTGTGGCAAGATTCTTTCCCGCGCCGAGCGTAAATGGTATACCAGCTGTTGCGAGACTTGCATGAAACGCTGGGATGATCGAATTTCCAAGTGGAAAGCAGGTGGTGAAGACGCAGATCTCGATCGAATGTTCACAGTTCCGACGGAGGTCACGAAATGAGCGACTACGACATTCATAAAAGGCAGGATGATCCAGTAAATCATCCGCAACATTATACTTCTCACCCCTCTGGAATTGAGTGCATCCAAATCGCCGAGCATATGAACTTCACACTTGGAAGTGCCATGAAGTATTTATGGCGCGCAAGCTTCCGAAAGGAACCTGGACGGACAGTTATGGACCTTGAAAAGGCTCGTTGGTATATTTCTCGCGAGATCGAAAGGCTCACTTCGAAATGAAGCTCGCTTTCGTCGGTGAATCTTGGGGCGAAGCCGAGGAGTGCGAACGGATGCCCTTTGTCGGCCCGGCAGGCTGGCAATTCAACTCTCAACTCAAGGATGCAGGAATCTCTCGCCATGAGTGCTACATTACGAACGTCTTCAACCTCAGACCCCGGCCGACGAACAAAGTCGAAAACCTCTGCGCTAAAAGAGCTGAAGTCCGACACAACCTACCTCCTCTTAAGTCCGGACATTATATCCGAGATGAATATCTCGGTGAGATTGACCGTCTCTATAGAGAAATCGGGGAAGTCCGGCCGAATCTCGTTGTCGCTCTCGGTGGGACCGCAACCTGGGCCTTCTTGCACGATAGCCGGATTACTAAACTCCGAGGCACTATCGCGTCTTCGGTTATCCTACCTGGACAAAAAGTCCTTCCTACATTCCATCCCTCTTACATTCTCCAGGGCGGCTTCGATCAGCGACACGTAGTTATATTGGATTTGATGAAGGCAAAACGAGAATGCGAATTCCCTGAAGTCCGCCGACCACAGAGAGTCGTTTACACCGAGCCGGTTCTTTCGGAACTGAATTGGTTCTTTGAGAAGTTTATCGCGCCAGCAAAGCTCTTATCTGTAGACATCGAGACCCAGGACCGTACAATCACCTGCATTGGTTTCGCTCCCTCGCGCGAAACCGCTATGGTGGTTCCGTTTAGGGATTTTCGCAAGGAACGGAATTGCTATTGGCCCACACTCGACGCTGAAGTCGAAGCTTGGCGATGGGTCCGAAAGGTGCTTCGCACGCCGATACCAAAGCTCTTTCAAAATGGTCTCTACGACATAAACTTTCTGTGGCGAGAGTATCGAATGACCGCGGCGAATGCTACGCATGACACGATGCTCTTGCATCATGCGCTTCAACCCGAGGCCCCAAAAGGTCTCGGATTCTTGGGTTCAATCTACACTGACGAGGCCGCGTGGAAACTCGGGATGCGGCAGAGATTTAAGGGAACAATAAAGAGGGAAGAATGACTATGCAACACTGGCTCAGCTTCGATCTCCTTCGGAAAGTAAATGTCACACGCTGTAAAGTCGGTTTCGGTCACACACTCGAATCTTGGTCAGTGGCTGAATGGGGCAATGCCACAGCAGGTGAATGCGGCGAAGCCTGTAATGTCGCTAAAAAGATCCTTCGATTTAGAGACGGCGTAAAAGGAAACTCGAAATCGAAAGAAGATTACATTAAAGATCTCGCGACCGAGATAGCTGGAATGGTGATCTATGCTGATCTGTGGGCCGCTTCACAAAATATTGATCTCGGCAACGCGATTATAGAGGAATTCAATCGGAAGTCTCGTGAAATCAACAGCGATATTTTCCTATGAAGTCCATCCGCACCGATCTTCTCCGCCCCGAGCACCGCTTCTCCGCGGACGAACAGCTCTGGATTTACAACGGCCTCGATTGTATGCTCACATTCGAGGTGCTCGAACAGACCCTTCCCCAACTCGACAACAATACCGGCGGCACTTACGCGCTTTCGCGTAACCTCCAGGGTCCCGTACTCGACATGAATATGAGAGGAGTCCTCATCGATGACACTGAGCGAAAACGAGCCATCGATGCCTATAAGATGGACATTGCTCGCCTGGAACAACAGTTGTATGCTATTATCCACGACGGAGTCGGGCATACCAGTTTTAAAAATTCTAAGGTCACGAAAGCCTGGCGTTCTAACGATCAAGTGGGCAATCTTCTTTACGACGTTCTTCGCCTGCCTGAGGTTCGTAAGCGAAATTCGCAGGGCGAACTCACCCGGACTGTTAATCGGGAGGCGCTTGAGAAGTTACAAATGCACTTTATCGCCCAGCCGATCATTTCGCATATTCTATGTCTTAGGGATATTGGAAAGAAAGTTTCCGTCCTTGAAACAGATATTGATCCGGATGGAAGATTTAGAACTTCTTACAACATCGCTGGGACTACTACCGGACGCTTTTCAAGTGCGTTTAGTGATTTCGGGACCGGAGGAAATGCACAGAACATTGAAGAAAGGCTTCGACGAGTATTTATTCCTGACCCAGGGATGAAATTCGCCAACATCGACCTCGAACAAGCGGACGCCCGAAACATAGGAGCCCTGTGCTATGAATACCTTGGAGACGGAAAATATCTTGATGCAGCCGAGTCTGGAGATTTGCATACTGCAGTTTCTCGTCTCGCTGTACCAAATTGGCCATGGACCAATGATCTTAGAAAAGATCGAGAAATCGCCGAGAGACCCTATTACCGGCACCACAGTCTTAGACATATGTGTAAAGTTCTTGGGCACGGAACCAATTACCTCGGAACTCCATTTGAGATGGCAAAGCACACTAAAATCCCCACCGAAGCTATAAAGGAATTTCAGGAGAAATCCTATTTCCCAAGTTTTCCCGCCATCCGCGCCCTTCACGACTACATCGCAGATGAGCTTTTCGAGCGTGGATACCTCATTACGCCTCACTTTGGGCGTAAGCGTTGGTTTTTCGGCTACCGTTCAAACAAGTCCGATGATCGCTTTCGCGACACTCTCAAACAAGGCGTGGCCCATATGGGCCAGTCAATGACCGCAGATGAAATGAACCATGGGATGCTGTGGGCTTGGAGACTCGGAATATTCCAACTCCTCCTTCAAGTCCATGACTCAATCCTGATCCAATATCCTGGGGAGAAAGAAGATGAGATCATTCCACTCGTTAAAAGCGCAATGCTCGTTCCATTGGAACTCCGCGCTGGCCGCCGCTTCGTTGTTCCTGTTGACGTGAAGGTGGGTTGGAATTGGGCCAAAACTGACCCAAAGAAAGAAACCTTCTCGGATGGCAACCCTTTTGGCTTAGCCAAGTGGCCCGATGACCGTCAACGGACGAAGTCTTGACAGCTGGATTGAAGGCTACCTAGAATACACCAACATCCTTCCCTCACCGCCACTATTGCGGAAATGGGCAGCGATCTCCTTCGTAGCCGCAGCTATGGAACGGAAAATCTGGGTCCGAACTATGGGTTCGGACCTCTACCCAGGACTTTTTGTAATCCTTGTCGGTCCCCCTGGTATCGGCAAGGGCGAGGCTATGAAGGCCGGATCAGCAATAATCCGGGGGATAAGCGATCTCCATATCGGCCCCTCGGATATGACCGGAGCTTCGCTCATCGACGCCCTCAACGAGTCCGCGCGGCGGATCATAGTTATAGGAGACCCTCCATATGTGGAGTTTAACTCACTCACAATCCTCTCCAGAGAGCTTGGCGTACTTATCCCAGCATGGGAACCAACCCTACTCAACAATCTTACTGACATCTACGACGGGCTTATGGTGGATCAGAAGCGAAGGGGTCGGGACCTTCGAATCAAAATCCTGCATCCTCAGATTAATCTACTTGGAGCAACCACACCGTCCTATCTTAATGGCATTATGCCTGCAGGAGCATGGGATCAAGGATTTATCTCCCGAACTCTCCTTATTTATTCAGGTGAAAGGACGTACCGCGATCCTTTCGAAGAAGAGCGATCACCTCAGCTTGGACGACTTTACGGTGGACTTAGCGCCGACCTCAAGACAATTGCTCAGGTATTTGGTAAGATGTCATTTACCGCCGAAGCAGCAGAAGCGATACGCGCCTGGGTTAAAGGTGGCTGTCAACCTGAGCCTTCTTCGGCCAGACTTCTACATTACAATTCTAGACGGCTGACGCATTTGCTGAAGCTCTCGATGGTTTCATCGATCTCCCGA